GATCGCTTGACGGCAGAGTTCGTCCTCGGAAATCGAAACCGAGGGACGGAACGCCGCACGACTTTCAACCGCCGCCTTGAGGGCGGGTTGAGAGGTGAGGTATTGAAGTTCTTGGAAGAACTGCTCTTTCATTTATTAGCGGGCATCGCTTGCGGTGAACCCATTTCCAGAAGTTGCGCCAACTTCATGGCCAAGGTGACGATCAGCACATTGATGAAAACCGGCGGGTATTTGGTGACATCGGAGACGATAGAAATGGCTTCGACTTGGATGGGCGAAACCTCGTTCGTGTGGATGTAACCGGAAACGATTTCCCATTTGCCGAAGTTTTCGTCCTCGTCCACGCCATTGACGCGAAGCACCTTGAGGGTGCCGGTGGGGAGGGCGTAGCGTTTGCTGTAGCCGAACGCCGGGGCGGTGACATCGGCGGTGATGGTGGATTGCGACCTAGCAAACTGCCAATCGTAGTCGGACAGCACCTCGTTGCGGGTCTGGTCGTAGAGGCTGGTCGCCAGCGCCATGGGTTCGCCAAAGGGCTTGAACGAATCGGCGCTGCCCACGCGAAGGATCGCTTGGCGGCAAATCTCGGAAACCGAGTTGGCGGCGGTGGTAGTGCGAGGTTTGGCCGATTTCTCGATCAGAATGCGGATGCTGGGGCGCGACATGGTTTCGATGGCGAGGGTTGCCATCGCCTGCGCGATTTCGCTTTTTTGCGTGAGCGGCATGGAAATCTTCGCCGCGAGGCGGGCGATGAGAGCTTCCGTAAAAGGCGGAGGAAACTTGGTCACATCGGTTTGCTTCCAAGTGTAGTCGATTTTGACAGGGCTACCGAGGTCCGTGTGAAGATACCCGCCGACGATTTCCCATTGGCCAAAATTTTCCGAAGAATCAATGTTTTCCACCCGGATGAGTTGCAGAAAATCGCTGGGCAGGGCATAGCGTTTAGCAAACCCTTGTGTCGGCGCAACGGCATCCGCCGTGATGCTTAACTGCTTTTTGGCAAAAGCCCACGGCACATCGGAAAGCAGTTCCTCCAAGGTCTGGTCGTAGAAGGAATTGGCAAAAACCATCGGCTGTTTGATGAGGGTCTCCGAAGACCCCAACCGCATGATGGCCTGCTTGCAAATCTGTGTGCGGGTAGTGATGGTGTTGGATGCCATCGAATCCGCGATGGACTCGATTTCGCGTTTCAAGGCGGACCGCCCGGCGAGCGTTTCAAATTCCTTGGTTGCCGCGACCGCTTGATCGCCTAGCCCCATCGCCATCGCCAGCTTGTAGGCCATGCGGACGACGACCATTTCCTTGAAAATCGCCGGGTAAGTGGTGTCGCTGGCGGGCAGGGCGATGTAATCAATTGCAATCGGGGTGACGAGATTGGTGTGGATGAATGCGCCAACTTCTTCCCAAGTTCCGAAATTTTCTGCCGAATCGATGCCGTTGATTCGCATGATTTTCAAAGACCCGCTGGGAGTTGGGTATCGGAAATCGTAGCCGGTCACCGGGTTGGTGCCGTCCTTCGCCACGCTCCCGACTTGCTGGCGGGCAAACCGCCAATCAAATTCCGAGAGAATTTCCAAGACCGTGGGTTGGTAGAATTTCGCAGCAAAGACAAAGGGTTGTCCTTGATTCTTGTAGGTCTCCGCATTGCCGACCCGAAGGATGGATTGCCGAATGAGTTCCGAAGCGGTTGCGGTAAGAGTGCCGGAATAGTTGGCGACCGACTCGATGTTTTCGAGCAAGGCCGGTTTCGCCATGAGGAATTGAAGTTCTTTGAATAGGGCTTCGTATTTCATTTGGATTCAATAATGCCGCACAATTTGAGTGCGAGGGTTGTGGTGAGGAGTTGAGTGAAGATGGGCGGGAACTTGGTCACATCGGTGATTTTCTCGGTGACAAGCAGACGGACCGGCGATCCGAGGTTGGTATGTAGGTATTGCCCAACGACCTCCCATTGTCCGAGGTTCTCCGCCGAGTCGATGTTTTCGACGCGCCAGATTTTTAATATCGAGGTTGGGAGGAGGTAGCGTTTTGTGTAGCCTCCCGATCCTACATAGGGAGCCACAGCATCAGCCGTTAGGCCCGTGGTGGCGCGGGCAAAAGCCCAATCAAAATCTCCAAGGAGTTCATCGCGGGTTTGCTCGTAAAGAGACTGCGCGAGGAGCATCGGCTCTCCGTAGGGTTTGAATGCTTCCAGCGAACCGACCCGGAGAATCGCCTGTCGGCAGATTTCCGTAACAGAATTCGCCGATGAGGTAGTGGTCTTGGGCGCTTGCGTGTTGATGAGAAGCGAGCGAAGACCGGGTTTCTGCATGGTTGCACCAAAAAGTTCCGCCATCTGGCCGAGCAGGTCTTTGGAGCCGGTCAGCGGCATGGCAAGGAGTCCGGCGAGTTTTATCGTCAGTAGCTCGACAAACAACGCCGGGAACTTCGCCGGGTCGGTCACGGCGGCGATGTAATCGAGCGCGACCGGGGAAGAGAGGTTGGTGTGGATTTTGTCGGCGATGATTTCCCAAACGCCGAAGTTCTCGTTGGAATCCACATTCCCAAAACGAAGCACCCGCAAAAAATCGGTCGGAAGCGTGTATTGAACAGAGTAGCCGGAAAGCGGAGCCGTGCCGCCGGTGAGGTTCACTTGCTTGCGGCAGAACTGCCAATCGTATTCGGCTTGGAGTTCCTCGACCGTCTGCGTGTAGAACAAACTGCAATACTGCGCCTGCGCCGTGGAATCGGTGAGCGCGGTGATTCGTGCATCACCGAGGCGGGCGAGGGCCAGATTGCAGATTTGGATATCGGTCATTGGCGCGGGTTAAAAAGGGGTGGCAGACTTTACCCGGTCTGCCAGCGGGGATGGATTAGGCTCCTTCGTCGCAGGCGATCTCGACGACCTTCTTCTCTTCCATGCGGACGGCGGCGAGGGATGCCACCGAGCGGATTTGGAGCGAGTGCGAGAGGTCGGTGCGGATGTCCATGTGGGTCTTGAGTCCGCGCTCGGCGAGGATGACTCCGGACTTCACATAGGCGTAAACGCTGCGAACCGTTGCGGTTTTCGGAAGCAGTTGGGTGCGGCGGAATTTGAATCCCATGAAGGTATTCAAGTTTCCGTCCACCAAGGCGCGAACCGTGTTGTAGTCGGCGCTGGTCGCTTCCGTGGTGCGGAGCAGGTCTTGAAGCTGCTTGGCCGAAACCACGATGATGCGCTCCTCCTCCTCATCGACATCGTTGGAGTCGAAAAGGAATTTCGCAGCGCGGAGTTTCGCGATGGTGAGGCCGCTATTTGCAGCGGCACCAGACTCGACATATTGCACTCCCACCTTCTGGCCAGCAGGCAATGGGGTTGCGGTGGTGCCGGTCGTGCCGGTGTAAGCGGTGCCACCCAAAGCGCCGATGATGATCGTGTCGCAGGTGCGACCGTAGGCGGAAGCATGGGACTGAATGATCGGGCTGGTGGGAAGGACGACTTCGCCGAGGAGTTGCTCGTCCCATTCGTCAACGAGTTTCGCGCAGTCGTATTGCTGCGGGCGAATCCAGCGTTTGGCCATCGTTTGATCGCTGATGCGGGTATCGCGGGAGCGATCCGTGATCTGCGTCATCGAGGTCGTGTCGATTTGATTGTAGGACTTCTCTTTTCCTTCGATGGAATCGATGGTCACATATTCTTTCAGCTTGGAATTTTTCTGCTGAACGAGGTGTTTCCAGTTCGCGTCGAACTGGGTGGTGTAGTGGTTTGGGACATTCGTCAGAACGCCATTGAGGTCTGCCATTTTTTTCTCCTTGTGTTGAGTTGGTTGGTATCAGTCGAAACTGATGGTTCGTTTGCTCCCTTCGCTTCCGAGTGTCCCGTGTGGGGTCAGCGGCGGCGGGTATTAGGGAGCAGGCTCAACAAAGGAGGTGTCTGCTCTGACGGAGGAGTGTGTAGCACACTCCGTGGTATCAGTCAAAAATTAGCGGGGCCGAGAATCGAACTCGGGATTCCAGATTATGAAACTGGTGAGATACCATTTCTCCACCCCGCAGAAATTCATCCCTGCTTGAGCAAGGAGGTGACGAGCGCGGCGGCTTCCTTGTCGCCTTCCATGTATCTTTTGTGCCAAGCGTTCTCGGGGTTCGACATGATGTCCTTGGCGCGGGCCGCGCCGGTCATAAACTCGGTGCCGCCCATTGAGCGTCCGACCTTGTCCTCGCTCATCATGTGCGCCATGCGAACAAATCCGCGCACGACCTCGGGATCGGAAAATCCATGCGAGTTCGCATCAACCCCGGCAAGTTTCGCAGCCTGCTTGGCAAGCCCGATGTTTTTTCCAAAATCATTTCCCCACTCTTTCTGGAGACTCTGAACGGCTTCGGTGCGCTGCTTCTCGTAGGTCGCTTGGATCGCCTCCAACTTGAACATCTCGGTCTTCGCGTGTTGCGCGACGAGTTCCTTCATGGCGGCGGGCGGGATGCCGTGTTTGTGCGCGATCTCGGCATAAGGCTTCGCCATGTCGTCGCTCCATGTCATGCCCTCGGGCAGCGAGTCCGGAGCGAACTTGTATTCCTCCAGAGTTTCGGGAACGCCCATCGCACGGCGGAAGGCGGCGACTTCCTCGGGTGAGGATTTTTCGTTGGGAACGCCGAGTTTTTTCCCGATGAGCGCATTCGCATTGGCGAGTGCTTTCGCCATGTCGGGAACGCTTTTGTATTTCGCGAGCGTGTCCTTGTAGTCCTTCGCATCGTCGGGCAGGGCATCGAGCCACTTGTCCCCGAAGGTGCCGTCTGGATTCACCCAGCCGGTCGAAGGCGTTGAGGGTTGCGTGGTGGGTTCCGCAGCGGGCTGCGCCGGTGCCTCGGGCGAGGCGATTGTGTTATCGGCTGCGGCGAGAAGCGAGGTCTCGCCGGAGGTGTCGATGGTGGTTTCTTCCATAAATGGTATCAGTCAAAACCGCGCATCAGTCTTGATGCGGGTGGTAACCGAGATGGGTCTCGCGACCGGCGTAGGTCTTTTGAAATTCCTCGGGCGCGTAGTCGCGCAGCCACTCGACGAGTTCGATGGTCTTGTCGCCAAGCATCGGGTCCATTTCGGGGCGGGGCGGGATGTCGTTTTTGGGTTCTGATTTCTTGCTCATTTTTTGATCTTTCGTTTGGGTTCAGAAATGTCGCCGTCCGCGATGACCGGCCTGCGGAGGACCGCTTCGATGTGAAGGATCACGCCTCGCTGGCCATC